AGGCGCATATTCCTAAAACACAATTAGGAAATGATGTGGTCGAATTAATGAAAGCTGGAGTGATTACCGAAAATTCTGTAGGGATTTTACCTCTACAAAAAGAAATGGGATCGGATGGGTACCGCCACTTAAATGAGGTAAAGCTGTTTGAAATCTCAGCTGTTACATTAGCAGCTAATGACCAGGCGATGATAATGGATGTAAAGGGAAACATAGATCCAGAAAGAATCATTAAAAGGTTTGATAAACTTGCTCAATTAATCAGAAAGGGAGAAATCTCCGATGATCTGGGATACGCCTTAGAGGCGGAAATACTAAAGCTAAAATCTATTTACATCAATGTCACTCAGCCGACTAATATAGAAGTCACTGAGCCGATCGAAGTAAAAGCAGACAATGGCGAAATATATAACTATTTGTTTAACACCATAAAAAAATAATAAAATGGAAGACAATTTAAAAAAAGAACTCGACCAAATCGGCAACATAGTTGACGAAAGAATCGAGAAAGCATTTAACCAGGCAAAAGATAACGCCAAAGGTGAAATGGAATCATCTCTAAAATCAGAGATTGATAACTTAACTACTCAATATGTAGAAAAAAGTGACTCTTTAAACAAGAGAATGGATGACATGGAAATGGCTGCAAAGAAAACACTTTCTGGAGCTACTCCACAATCATTTAAATCAGCTATCACAGCAGCTCTTAAAGATGGTGCTATTGATGCAATGATTAAAGGAAACTCAAGCGCTGCTCGTTTTGAGGTAAAAGCTGATATGAGCTTAGGCGCTGATGTAACTGGCGTAATTGCTGGACAAACTATTGTGGACCAGATCAAATACGATCCAAGTCGCTCAATACATATCCGTTCATTGCTACCTTTAGGGTCAACTGATGCACAAACTATCAGATTCCCAAAAGAGTCAGCATATAGCGATAACGCTGCTGCAACTGCAGAAGCTGCTGCTTTCGGTCAATCTGATTTTGATTTGGCTGCCTCTACTGTAAATGTCGAGAAAATCGGTACTTACATGAGAATCACTGGAGAGATGCTAGATGATATCAAGCAATTGACATCTTATCTATCTGCTAGAGTACCAGAGAAAGTTTTATCTGTAGAGGATAACGAAATCCTTAATGGTGATGGCTCTACGCCAAACCTAGATGGATTGTTTACTGATGGTGCTGCTTTTGCTACCGCATCTGATGGAGCGTTTTATCACAGCATAGAATCAGCTAATGAGTTTGACGTGCTAACAGTTGCTTTAAACCAACTAGCATTATCTAACCACCAGGCGGATAGCATTTTGCTAAACCCAACGGATCTACACAAAATGATTTTGTTGAAATCCACTACTAATGAGTATTTGAGAAATCAAATCTTTAGCGGTTTACAGCCAACAATCAACGGAATCCCTGTAACAGTAAACACTGCTGTAACTGCTGGGAAATTCTTAGTTGGAAATCTACGTCAATCTTCACAGCTTTGGATCAGAGAAAATCTATCTGTAGAGTTTAGCCGTGAGGATTCTGATAACTTCCAGAAAAATTTCGTTACTGTACGTGCAATGGAGAGAGTAGCTTTAACTAACTACCTACCTAATGCAATCGTACAAGGAACTTTCTCAACTGCTAAAGCTGCTATAGAAACTGCATAATAACAGTTAATATAGCTCATTTAATAGTGAGAATTTTAATAATTAGGGTATCCTGTTTGGGTACCCTTTTTTTATGTTTTATAAATAACTTTCCCCAAAAATTTGGAATTTCCAAATAAATCCGTAAATTTGAGGGAACAAACTTTAAATATTATGAAAAAATTAGTAAAAAACATTATTGGCTCAGTAGAGTTAGAGGTATTGATTAAGATGTCAAAACCTAAAGTTATTTTAAGCGCTATCGCTTTAAATATTCTTGGATTCTTTTTTATGTACGGAATCTTAGATTTATTATTATTCATTCAATACAGTTTTTAGATTATGGATTTGCAACAAAAGGTAAAGATTGGTTTGATTGTAGGATTTATTGCCTGGGGTTTTTCCTTGGGCATTAGATTTCAAGCTATTTGGGATTCAATTGTAATGTTTATAATATCATTAATTTTAATGCGTTACAATGATGATTGATCTATACGATTTTTATTTAAACAGAATTAAAAATCTGACTGATAAAATGCAGCCAGAGGATTATCTTTATCTTAGCGATAAAGTATATGATTTTCAAGATAGGATAGACAAAATTAAAAAAAGATAATATGGAGTTTTACGACCACACACCGCCAGATGATTACGAGGGAGGATATTGCAGCGTTTGCGACCGACCTAGTTATGGTAACGACATTTGCAGCTCAGATTGCTTTGAGGCATCTATGCTGTAGATACTTTGTTTCATTTTGATAGAAAATCCCTAGGTTTAGCGTCTAGGGTTTTTTTTGTAGCTTTGATTTCGTGGATAATAACCAAAGGGGTTGTTTAGCGGAATATCTTTTTGCTACTGAGTGCATGAAAAGAAACTACCAGGTTTCTATGCCGCTCATTGATTCCTCTTTATATGACTGTATTGTTGATACAGGAGAGCGACTCATTAGGGTCCAGATAAAATCATCAATTAAAAAACCAGAAAATGATAGACACAATAATGTTCTTGTTCCGTTGCAAAACAATAAGCGCCTGTATACTAAAGAAAAAATTGATTTCTTTGCTGTCTGGTCTGATTTTTTTAGCGGTTGGTTTATTTTTAAAAATATTGGATCAATGATATCAATAAGAGTTTCATTAAAAGGTAAGAATAAGAAATATTTTAATAACTTTGCATTTAAGTAGAATTTTTTCTATTTCATAGTTTGTTTGGTTTCACTAAAAGCGTCACAATTACAGTGGCGCTTTTTTTTTATCTTTGTGATAAATATATTTATTATGAAAATCAAAATCATAAAAGACGTTTATTCTGGATCTGGATGGCGCAAAGAGGGAGACATCATAGAGATGGATCAAAAGACAGCACGCCACTACCTAGTTAAAGGCATAGGAATAGAATACAAAGAAGAGAAAGTAGTTCAAGAAACTAAAGAAGCTAAAGCTCCTAAAAAGCGCATCACTAAATCTAAAAAATAATGCACGATATAAAAATCAATTCTGTAACTGGGAGTGAGGTAATTACTACTCAAAATGTTAAGGACTTTGTCCGTATTGATACCAGTGCTGATGATGCTATAATCGACAGAATGATTACAGCCGCTAGGACGTGGTGTGAAAATTACATAGGCAAAGACATAGTGGCTAAAAACAGAACCTTTTACCTTCAGGAGGTTGAAGGACGTTTTACGTTGCCATTTGCGCCATTAGCTTCGATCACCACAGTAACCTCTAAAGATGTTGCTATTAGTTATGATACCTATGGACTAGATGATGCTATAATTGAGATAGGAACGCTGCCAGCGGATGAGATCAAAGTAACTTACATTACTACTGGGTTAACTGATGACATTATAAAGGAAGCTATTTTACATTTAGTTTCTACGATGTATGACTATAGAGCTGATTTTATAGAGGGCAACGTTAATGAGGTGCCTAATAAAACTAAAGACATTTTACAATCTTTTAAAACAATGTATTTTTAATGAGTGCTGGCAAACTAAATACTAGATTAGAGATTAAGAGATTAACTAAAACAGCAGATGGGTTTGGTGGCACCACATCGACTAGCGCCACTATAGAAACATTCTGGGCGCATAAAAAAGATATTAAAGGTGATGTGACAGCGACTGAGGGCAAAAGAGGTAGATCGGTAGAAATTGAACTAGAACTCAGAAAAAAAGCCGCTGATCAGATTTTGGATAATGACATTATAAAGCTAGAGGGAAAACCTGGACTTTACAGAATAAATGGTTTTTATGATAGTAAACAAGATTTTTTTACAATAATCAAAGCCACAAAACTAGATTAGCATGGAGTTAAATAAATCAGATTTTAATAAGCTCCAGGGAAAGCTGACAAAACTTAAATCAATAGACAAAACGCTATTATCCACAGAAATAGGAAAAGGTGTTTTAAATATGTCTAAGGATATGAAAAAAATAGCTCCAGTTGATACTGGTAACCTTAGAGGTAATATTAAAGCTGTAGTAAAAAACAAACAGGCAGAAATAAGATCGGATGCGCCTTATTCTGGTTATGTAGAGTTTGGAAGTAAAAATCCCAAACGACCTGGAGCTCAAATACCATTTTTCTATCCAGCTGTAAATAAAGGAATAAAAGAAATGATTAAAAGCATTGATCATAGAATTAACAACTTACTCAAATGATAGAGGCAATTCATTTTATTAGACAGGCAATAATAACACGCTTAACGGACGCAATTACTGTAGACGGCAGTTATGTTCAGATTTATAATAGAGTGCCTAATAATGCAGCTGAGCCATATGTAAGGGTTTATTCAGTAGATTCTAACGAAGTGGATCAAAATTCTGATAATTTTATGCTAGATTGTTCTACTAGAATTGAGGTTGTTACTTCATTTATCAGTGATGATGGTGGCGAGTTACAATCAAATCAAATAGCATCAGAAATATTAAATCTCATTAGAACTCGTTCTGGTAATTATTTTGATCTTAGTGCCGCTGGGTTTAATGTTTATACCTGTACAAATGAGGGCATTAGCTATTTATATGAAGATGGCACAGAAAAGACGTATTTCAGGGCAATTATTAGCATATCGAATAGGGTAGAACAAACATAATAAAATGAATGATCTTAAAACGTATGGAATGAATATAGTGGCTTTGGCTCTATCAGTAACATCTATAAATGCAATATTACAAACAGTCAGTTTAATCTTAGCAATAATATTTACTGCAATATCAATTTATAATAAAATTAAAAAATGAAATTACCTACTAATGGCAGGGCTAAAGCTTTACGATCTTACTTTGGAGCATTAATAATTTTTGTTTTTATAGTTGGTATTATTATAGTATTAATTCAATATCCTGTTTTGGATTCCAACAAAGAAATAGTAATGACGCTTATAGGAATGCTGGCGGCTAGTTTAGCCATGGTTATAAGCACTTTAACTGGGCGTGATCCTCATGACCTAGACGCTTTAAAATCAACGATTGATAAAAAAGAACATCAAATTCAAATGCTAGTAGAATCTAAAGACAAATTAGAAAATATGATAATTAATTTGCAAAAAGAAATTCTCCAGAATCAAGATAATATGATGGATAAAATAATATTAAAAGCGGCTATGGATTTTGATGACAGAAACAATGCAGGTAAAAAGTAGCACAGTAGGATCTACTTTAAAATTTAATAATTTAAACACAATTAATATGGATTTAATAGTAATTTTTTTAGCTGGGATAATATTTATCACTGCAATTGCTATAGTGTTTAGCATAAAAATAAATAAATTAAAAAAATAAAAAATGAGATTTATCAGCAAACATATAAGCTGGAGGGAAGCGAGTCATTCAACAACAGCAGAAAAAAAAGAGATCGAGAACACCCCGACAGAATCGGCTGTTCAAAACATGAAAAAACTTGCGAAAAATGTATTCGAGCCGCTCAGAGAATGGGCAGCAGAGCCAGTGAGAGTTAATAGTTTTTATAGATCGCCAGATTTATGTGACGCAATTAGATCGAGCAGAAAGTCACAGCATACTAAAGGTCAAGCTATTGATATTGATGCTCTAGGTAACAAAACAAATGCTGAGTTATTCCATTACATAAAAGATAACCTATCATTTGATCAGCTTATATGGGAACATGGTGATGATGAGAATCCAGATTGGATTCACGTTTCTTATGTTGGCCCAGCAGGCAATAGAGGCAATGTTTTAAAAGCAATTAAAAAAGGTAAAAAAACTAAATACGAATTCTATGCTTAAAATGTTGCTTTCTCTTTTTGGTAAAAGCGATAATAGTCGATCTAATATAGGTGGACTGGCTTTAGATATCAGAGAGGCAATAAAAGGCAAAGAGATGGATCCTCAGCGCCTTATAGAACTACAGTCGGAAATTAATAAAGTAGAGGCGCAACATAGAAGTTTATTTGTAAGCGGCTGGAGACCGATGGTCGGCTGGATTTCTGCTGCCGCTTTTGGCTTTCATTATATTGTGATGCCTTTGCTTGTAGCTTATACTAATATAGATCCGCCAGAGTTTGATACAAATTCTCTTTTTACTGTGCTAATGGGAATGCTAGGTCTGGGGGGTCTTAGGACTTATGAAAAAATAAAAGATAAAACTAAATAACATGGTCACATAATTGCATACCTTAGAAATTGATTAAATTTGTAGAAAATAAATAGATGGCTACATTCACTGGAAATAAAATAAAAGATACTTATCAATCAATAATCAAAGCTATTGATAATGATGAGGTAGACGCAACGGATAAAATATTAACCGATGGCGTGGGAAATGAGTTGGGCTTACATGTTAACACCGATGGTGATTTAAGAGTCGAAGGTGATCTTAGAATCGATGGAGCTATAAAAGATTCTTTAAACTCCCCAGGGACTAATGGACAGCTTTTAAAAAGCACGCTGACTGGTACTGACTGGGTAAATGTTTCTGATTTAGCAGTGCAAACCTTAACAGGAGGCGCTGGAATAGACGCCGATACTAGCCAGGGCGATGTAACTATCTCAGTAAATACGGAAGATTTACAGGATTTAATTGGCGCAATGGTTTCTGGTAATACAGAAACAAATATCCAAGTAAGTTATGATGATACTAATGGAAAATTAAATTTTGTATCTACTGACTTTGATACAACTTACACCGCTGGCACTGGTTTAGATTTAACTGGTACTACTTTTAGTCACGATAATACATCTGATGAGGCATCATCTACAAACACAGGCAGAACATATGTCCAGAGCATACAGCTAGACCAATTCGGTCATATTACTGGGATATCTACTGCAACCGAAACCGATGATTCAATAACATTAGTTGCTGGTAGTGGTATTGATGTTACAAATACAACCATAAGCCACGAGGACACCTCAAGCCAATCTAGTGTATCGAATACAGGTCAAAGTTTTATACAGTCAATTACCTTAGATTCATTTGGTCATATTACTGCAATATCTACAGCATCGGCTACAGATACAACTTATAGCGCTGATGAGGTCACACTTACAGAAACCTCCGAGGTCTTTAGTATAAAGAATGGCGGCGTAGGCACTACACAAATAGCATCTGATGCAATTACAGGTGACAAAATAGCTGCTGATTCAGTGGGGGCTAGTGAATTAAAAATAACAGGGAATGGGACATCTGGACAAGTTATTATTTCAGATGGCGATGGTACTTTCTCTTATGATGATGTTGTGACATCTGTGACTGCTGGAAATGCTCTAGCAGTAGATTCCTCTACTGGTGATTTAACTGTATCTGTTAGTGGCAATGCCATAGGCACCGATGAGTTGAATGTATCTGGAAGCGGCACCACTGGACAATTTTTAACCACTGATGGCGATGGATCATTTTCCTGGACCACAGGATCTGGTGGTGGAGGTGGCAGTAACACTGTAAATTTAGAGGTGGTAAAAGATTTTTTTACAGGAACAGGGTCAAAATCTACTCATACAATATCTGACTCAGTGGATTCAGTAGATCAAATATCTGTTTATTTTGATGGTGTTTATCAGAATAACGATGATGGTGCTGAATTTTCCGTCAGTGGAACAACCTTAGCATTTACAACTGCTCCAGAAAGTGCAGTAGAAGTAGAGATAGTTACTTTAGCGCCAGGGTCTGACACTTTAATTAGCGGTACTGGTACTACAAATTTCTTACCTAAGTTTACAGCCAATCACGAAATAGGCAATTCTAGCATATCTGAATCTGCTGAGGTTATTGATATTAACACTACAGGAGCTTTAGTTATTCCAGTGTCTACCACTGCAAATAGACCATCTTCACCAGAGGTGGGAATGCTCAGATACAATACTAATAATTCAAAATACGAAACTTATTCTGGTAGCACTTGGGAAAATATGCGCCCAACTGCTGGCGGCGGAATAGGATTTACATCTAATACTTATAGCATAGTTGCTGGATCTGGTTTAAGTCAAGAAACAAACGGATTGGCGCACGCCAATACATCTAGTCAAGCGAGCTCTAGCAATTCAGGTACTACTGTAATACAATCGGTTTCAGTAGATGGCTTTGGACATGTTACTAGCATAGGAACTACAAGCGTATCTTTAACAGATACAACATATAGCTCTGGAAGTGGTTTAGATTTAACCTCTACGACATTCGCTCATGGTAATACCTCTAGTGAATCAAGCTCTAGTAATACTGGGCGGACTTATATACAATCAGTAGGTTTAGATAGCTTTGGACACGTTACAAGCTTAACAACTGCCTCAGAAACTGTTACAGATACAACTTATTCTGCTGGAGCTGGTGTGGATTTGACAGGGACTACATTTAGTCACAGCGATACATCCAGTCAAGCTAGTAGCACAAACTCAGGACGCAATTACATACAATCAATTAGCGTAGATACCTATGGACATATTACATCAATAGGAACAGGAACCGAAACAATAACAGATACAACTTATAGCGCTAGTGGTAACGGAATAGATTTAACAGGGACTGCATTTAGTCACGCTGACACCTCATCTTTGGGGTCAACTTCAAACACTGGCAGAACCTATTTACAAAATGTAACTGTCGATGAGTTTGGACATTTAACTGGAGTAACCACAGCAACTGAAACTGCTGGGGATGCAACGACCTACACCGCTGGATCTGGTTTAGATTTATCTGGATCAAATGTATTTAGTATTGAGCCAGATCTTAGAGATGGCATAACTCATATAGGTTTAGATTCTAATGATTACATAAACTTTGTTGATGACACCAGAATTGATTTCTTTCTTAATGGCTCAAATGAAATGCGCCTAGAATCTGATGGTGATTTACATGTTGATGGAGATATAACAGCTTTCTCTAGCACGACCTCATCTGATGAGCGTCTAAAAGATAATATAACGCAAATAGAAAGTGCCACAGACAAGATAAAACAAATTAAAGGTGTAGAGTTTATCTGGAGAAAGAATGGCAAAAATGGAGGCGGTGTCATTGCTCAAGATGTGGAAAAAATATTGCCACGAGCAGTTAAAGAGGTCAAGGCATTAGATGGCGCTCAAACTTATAAGGCAGTAGATTACAATTCAATTATAGCACTTTTAATCGAAACAAACAAAGAGCTTTTAGAGCGTTTAGAAAAACTTGAAAATAAAAAATAATGGCTCTACAGGATAGCGGCGAAATAAAATTCTCTGATATTGCTAATGAGTATGGCGCAACTCTTAGCAATCTTTCACTCACTACATTATCAGCTGAGATAGGATTAACACCAGATCACGCTATATCAGAATTTTATGGCAAGTCGGCTCAGTTGACTATAGCTGATTTAGAAAATACAATTATTACAGATGAGGATAGTAATCCATTAAGTATTAATCCTCACGATGCTGTTTATTTTGGTGGTTATCATTTTATATCTAGCAGTACCTCTGTAAGCGGATCTTATTATTCAAATGATGATGGGATAACTTGGACCAGTAATTCTTTGTTTGGTAGAAATGCAAAGTTTGTTATATCTGGAAATATTTTGGTTGCAACTTCTAAAGATAATGTAGCATTTTATAAATTTGGATCTGAGCCAAATTCAACATCTGACACCACATATTTTTCAGATTTAGATTTATATAGAACCAGAGTAGTCACAAGCACTAGCAGCCAGAGAACGCCTCCAATAGTTTATAATGGCTTTGCATATTATATGGATGGTAGTGTTATTAAGTGGGATTTAAGTGATTATAGTGGTGTTAATATAGCTACTGCATTCATTTCACAAATAATAAATCCACCATTAGCAATTGGTGTCGATGGCAGAGCAATTACATTTGGAATAAACGGAACTCAACCTTCATTTGTTGTTACAGATAATTTTTTTGTAAATTATACTATAATACCATTGCCAAGCGTTTCTGATTATCCTTATACTACTTCTAGCGCTAGCACTAGCTGGTTTAATGATTCTGACATAGCTACAAACGGAAATGGCACCTGGGTTTTTACACCTAGAGAGTTTTATACATCGCCTAGTGGAGAGCAATATAGTTTATATGTTTACTCTACTGATAATGGAGACAGCTGGACAGCTACCCAAGATTATTATGACACCGCTGGAGCAATGGACTATACTCCAGGCACCACAAATACAATTGATGGCAATTTTGGTAATTTAGAGGTGGTTAAATTTAAAAACAATAAATTTTATTATGGCTATGGTTATGGTGATGGTTATGGGGGGATAATTGAAAGTTCGAATGGCACGACGCTAACAAGTATTAAAAACATAGGACTAGATACAAAAGCCATATCATTTAATGGATCAACTATTATTGCAGCTGGTACTGATAAGATTCTAAGATTTACTTAAAAAAGATTAATTTTGTATAAAATATAAATATGGCAGCGACTAAGGTAACAACAAAGGTTTTAGCGGATGATGCGGTAACTATAGATAAAATAGCGGATGCTGTATTGGTAACAGAATCTGAGGGCATATCATCTAATGACAATGACACAACTTTACCTACTTCAGCAGCTGTAAAAGATTATGTGGATAGTGAAGTTTCTGGCTTAGTAGATTCTGCACCAGGAGCGCTAGATACGTTAAACGAATTGGCGGCGGCTTTAGGGGATGACGCTAATTTTTCAACTACAGTAACAAACTCAATAGCTACTAAACAAGATGAGTTAACAGCCAGCACTGGCATAGATATTACCTCTGACGTTATAAGCATAACAGATACCGCTGTCACTGCTGGATCTTATGGAGACGCTAATAACACGCCACAAATTACAGTTGATGCCCAGGGTAGATTAACAGCTGTCTCGACAGTAACAACTGCTGGATCTGGTGGTGGAGGTGGTGGAACTCTCGACATAGAGCAACAAACGTTTAATGGCGATGGATCAATAGTGGCATTTACTTTAACCTCTGCAGCTGACTCAGAAAATAATTTACAAGTTTTTATAGATGGTGTTTACCAGTCAAAAGATAATTTTTCTGTTAGCGGTACTACTTTAACACTTAGCACAGCGCCTGGCACAGGGACTGACAATATTGAAGTAATACATTTAAAATCCGTAATTGGTAGCGTAAGAATAGACACCTTTACAGGGGACGGATCAGACGCTACTTTTGATTTAGCAAATTCAATATCTACAGAAAATAATACTCAAATATTTATTAATGGTGTTTACCAATCTAAAGGTAATTATTCAACCTCTGGAACTACAATAACTTTTACAACCGCGCCGCCTAATGGTACTGCTATAGAAGTAGTTCACATCGTGCCTAGCGCATCTGGAGGTAATACATGGGAATCCACAGTAAAAACAGCTGATTTTACAGCAATTCCTGGAGAGGGTTACTTTGTAAATACTACTAGTGCTGAAATCACTGTAACACTTCCAAGCTCACCTACAGCTGGCGATGAGGTTTCAATAGTAGATTACGCTGGTACTGCTGATACTAACAATATAATAATAACGTCAAGTGACAAGATTAATGGATCATCTAATGATGTCAAAATAAACTACGAAAGAGGTGGAGTATCAATAGTTTATGTGGATTCTACACAAGGGTGGATGGTTTATAACGCTACTAATGAAACTGCTACAGCTTTAATCAACATTATACCTCTAGCTGTTGACTATTTAGTTATTGCTGGTGGTGGTGGTGGTGGGGGACAAGTTGGTGGTGGCGGTGGCGCTGGAGGATTGAGAACAACCTACACAAACTCATCATCCTTAACTGGTCACACAGAAACAGCTTTGTCATTATCAACTGC